GTTCCCAAGTATGCTTACCTTGAACGTATGCTCTAGAGTTATAACTGTCAATGGTTACTTCTTCATAGCCTAATGTAGGTCTTGTTACACTTACAACATTACTTGTAAGTTCGTCAGATCTACCACCGGCTCCAAAACCCGTCATTATGACTCTAAATCTATAACGTAATTTTGGTTGGAGGATTCCCAGACGATTACCATCAATTGGTACACCGAATTTATCCTTTGTTACTGCCATTTCTTTTTCTCCTAGGAAGAACTTAAATGTTCTTATATATGCAATTATTTATCTTATTTCACTCAAAAAAAAGCGGCACCTATTAAGTACCGCTTTAATTGTTACTCCTACTGTAACTTTTTTAAGTCTTAACTACCTGTTTGACCTAATGTACTTTGAATTCTTATCGGAACATATATAAACTCAACTGCTTTAGTTGGTTGTATTGCAACGTCTAAGTATAATTCGTTTCTATTAATTCTTGCAGTAGTGTTATTCGTTTCGTCACAAACTGTGATAAAGTCAAATACACCTCTTAGGCTTACAAGTTCTGATAATAAGTTATCAGCAACTCTTTTAACACCTTGTCTAGTTATAGAATCATTTGGTTCAAACAAGAATGGTTTTACACCAATATCTAATTGATATCTAATGTAGTTAATCAATCTTGCTACGTTAATTCTATCTAAAGCACTAGAACTTGGATTTAGTGTTTTCTGTCCAAATACTGCTAGACCTTGTCCAGGGAAGTTTCCAATTGGGTTAATTTTATTTGCGTAAAGAGTGTCTCTTTGACCTTCACTTAAATTAACTACTTGGAATTCACTAGTTGCTTCTGCAACATAACCAACTGAAGTAGCATTTTGTACTAAACCTCTGTTGAATCCTGCTGGAGCAAACCACTGATATGCTACCTGGTCATTGTATGCTAATGTTCTTAAAGCAATGTGACTTGCTGGAACAACAACATTTGTGCCGTCTAAGTTAGTTGTTAAACCGTGTGGGTAATGAACTGCCGCATAGGCTGAACTTGAAACAAGTCCTTCTTTACCGTTCTCACCTGCACTATTGGCATTGGTTGCCCAATTTTGAAGACTTAATGAACTACTGTCTAAAGTGAATGGAGCATCTGCTAAAATAAATGCAACTTCTTTTTTATCAGTGTTTAATGTAATCATCTCGTCTAGTAAGCCTGGGAAGCCTGGAGCAGAAATAACATTAAAGAAGTTAGTTTCACTTCTAATGTCTTGGTCACCTGAAAGTTCTGATGCCATTTTTGTTTCTACTACACGTCTAACTGCGTCGTTTCCACTATACATACTACCGTCGTTTTTGTTTCCACTTGCTGTTACCCAAACGTCACCAACGTTTGTACCTGCTGGAGTATAATCAATTTTATACTCTTTTACGTTTTTACCACTATATCTAGTGTTCCAAGCCAATATTCCAACTGCTTTAGTGCTAGCCTGTGTTGCGTCTGCATCTAAACTTGATGTTGGTGATTGTCTCATATCTTTAAATATAATACCATCGCCTGTTACTTGGTCTGTATTATCAACTTTAACCCACGCACTTGTGCTAGAATTCCATTTGTAAATTGCTGGTTGGTCAACTGCGTCTGAATCAACCCAAAGGTCACCGTTTACCAAACTGCTTACGCCGTCTGCTTTCTTGGTTGGCTCTGATGCTGTTACGTTTACGTCATAGTCTGTGCTATATGAAGTCCATCCTACACTAGGTTTGTTGTATAAAATATCAACATTACTACTAGTATCGTACCATAGTTTACCATCTGTTAATGTTCCAGTTGGGGCATTTGCGTCTGCACTATAAGTTAATGTAGTGTCACTTGATGGATTTTTCCAGTTACTGTAAATACCTGCTGTTATGTTTATATTGGTAGGTCCAAATCCGCCAACGTTACCTGCTCTAACTCTGATATCTCTACCTGTTGAACTAGTTAAAGTAACTTTACCGCCAACATTAGAAGCAACAATGTCACTTGATGCTGTACTGAATGCTGAGTTGAAGTCTTGAATCATATCATCAACACTTGCGTTGCCGTCTGCGTCGCTGTCTGTTCTAAACTGAACATTGATGTTACTGCTTGATGTTCGACTGTCATTTACGATAACACTTACTGTAGAACCTGTATGACTTGCTAAACTTATTGCTGTATCTGTTAAAGCACTTGATCCTTGTACTACTAAAGTACTAGAACCATTATGTCTTAAAATTTCTAATTCTCCTGCTAATACAGGATCATCGTCACCGTCTTGATTTCTGTTTGCAATGTATGTGCCTGATGCAACACTATTACCGTTTGTTGTAAAATAGTTATGCGTACTGCTCCATACTTCTGGATTTACTAAACTAAATGCACCAGTTGATGAATTGTAAACTTTAACGGCAATGTTTGAACCGTTGTTTAATGTATCATACTGGAATAATAAATCTCCGTTTGCTAAAGCACCACCACTGTTCTGTGTGGTTGGTAATGAAGCGAAACTTGCCATTTGGAAGTCTTTGCTAACAACATCTTTGAAACTTGTTTCGTTTGTTGTTAATTGATACCAAGTATCTGAATACTTAAGATAGAACTTAATCAAACTACTTGCCGCACCAGCACTTGTCATTGTGACAACTGCTAAAGAGCCATTCTGTAATACAGACGCCTTTGGTGCACCACTACTAGCGATTTGGTCTTTTGAAAGTACTGTGTAACTTGCAACGTCCCATTTACTTGTAGTTGAGTTGTATTGTTTAATTCCAAATTTTGAATTTGGTGTGTCGAGCCATATAGCACCATTAGTTGGTGATACTGTTGGAGCATTAACAGAACCTGCTAAGTCTCCTAAGTCTATATCTGCTCTTAGTATGTAGGCTCTGCTAGAGATACCTAAAAAACTGTGAGCGGCTAATAAGCCGTACTCATTAATTGCTGATCCGTGTTGTTGTGAACCACCAGATGAATAAAAAAGAGGATCTCCATAACTCTGAAGTAACTCTCTTTGACTTGTAATCAGTTTTAATTTACCTGCCTCAGCGGCTGTAGTAAAAGAAGCAGTTCCACTGCCATCTGGATTACTTTTGTCTTGTTTTGTTGCTATAATTAGCAATGGCACCGTACCTTGTGAGGCCGGCGTGTAAAACGATTCGTCTGTAGTGGTTATACTAACACCGGGGGATGTCAATGTAGCCATAATTTTCTCCTAATAAAAACATTTTTAATGTTACTACTATTTACCTAAATCTGTTGTTTTAGTGCGGTATTAGAATATAGCAGAACTGCTAATTTTTAAAAATTATGATAAATAACCGATTTTATACTAAATCGAAGTTTTGGTGTGGTTTTTGTTCTGTTGCAACGTAATCTGTGTTAATTTTCAGTACTTCAGAATCAAGGTCTTCCAGTGTGCCGTTGTTGTTTATAACGTCATCAAATTCATAACCTACCCAATCCCATTCACTTGAATGAACGTGTCTATAATTGGTATTCATTATGTGCAATGCTTTAGGATCTCCAGTATTTGCCTTGACAGCATAATCGTACCATTCTGGTATGTTTCCTCTTATAACGTGATAAACTTTGCCGCCTAGTTTCTTTATAAAGTCTAATTCATTTACAAATCTACAATCACTTATGATTACACACTTGTGGTTTTTATGCTGTTGAAGTATTCTATATTCTAGACTTGATAACCAAATATCTTTATTAAAGTGGTCTCTTAATACATCTGTTCCTATAAGTTGTAATGCTAATCTAGGTGTAAATCCTTTTATACCTAACTTGCCGCTCCAGTATAAATCGATAGTTTCTCTAAACTCTCTGCTTTTTTGACTTTGACCTTCTAGTAATTCTCTATCCCAACCAAATATACTTGCACATACACTTTTGAGAGGTCCTGCAAAACTTTCTTGAACACAACCGGTTTCAACCAATTTTGTGGCTACCGAGTCTTTGCCCGAGCCTATAAATCCTACTAAACCGATTATTCTATTTGACATTATCCAATTACAAAGCCTAAATGTTTATTTCCTTCTTCCATATTGTTTATAGCCGCCAATAGTCTTTCTTTGTCAGCCATTGATTCCTGTTTTAATGCATCACCGTTAAGTGTAACTGCTCCACCTGGTCCAGGTAAACCGCCTGGGAATTTACTTCTTGCTTCTCCTAACATCATTTTACATTCTGCTAAGGCCCAGTCTGCAATCCGAGGTTTCGCATAATTGTCGTTAAGCAATATTTCCTCAGGTACATAGTTATATACTCCAATGGAAATATCTTCTTCGTGTTTAATGGCTCTTAATATTTTTAAAACTTTAGTATTTGGATTAAATGTAAAGTCGTACTCACTACCAAATATTCTTCCTAATGTTTCTTTGTATTGAGCAAATGCATCAAAAACTGCTAATCCACCAATTTGTCCTGCTTGTACCATATACATATTATGGAATGCAACATCAAATGGATCAAAGTTAGTGCCACCTGTTGATGTGGAACTTACTCCTCTTCTATAAACTTTTCTAACATTTAGTACTTCTGCAGGCAAACTGTATTCTTGAACGTCTACTAGAGTAGATAAAAATACATAACTTTCTTCACTTGCAACGTCACTACGAGACCTTAATATATCAACTGCTTTGGATATAGCAAGATTATAGTGTTCTGGATCTAATTCTACATCAACCATACCGTCGCCTAAACGAAGTTTGATTTCAGTTATTAATTTATTTTTGTTGGTCTCGGATGAACTCATACAAGTATTTATCTAAAACGTTGTTAGCAAAATAGTATGTTCATTTATTCTACCGTTCATTTTAGTACCAGTAGTTGTTAGTTCGTCGAAACTTTTAGCAAATTTAGTTTTTGCTTTACCTGTCCAGTTGCTAATCTGCTCTGCTGGCTTACGCAATGTCTTTTGTACACTTTCTTTTTCATCGAAATCTTGTATAGTTGTGCCTTTGACCATTAATCCTGCACCTGGTCTATTCATTGCTTTAGGGTCTTTGCTTGTTGCGTGGTATACACCTATCTTTCTATTCTTTGTGTTGTATACCCATAGTTCATTGCAGTTAACGATGTCTGTGGGTGCGACAGAAGCCAATCCTAACTCACCGAAGGCTTCCAAATACTTTAATTTTTTAATAATAGAATCTTTGCTTCTTGCCCTAGGCTTTCTTGCTTTACGGTTTGACTTTGCTTGATTTATAACTGTGTCACAAGCAGTTTCAATCTTTTCAAAGAATGCCAAATAGTCTTTTCTCATTTTGACAGTCATAAAATTGTAGCCTTCTTTGATATCTTCATCTTGCCACTCAACAACTTCTTTTGCTTCTGCTTTAGCACGCTCATAAGATTCTGCAATCAGTTTGGCGTGGTTAGCCTTTACAGCAGGTTGATACGACAACATCATCTTGTATGGATCAAAATCTTTAACAGTTTTGTCGCCTGAGATAAAATCATCCAAGTATGCTTCAAAGTCTCCCAGCAAGTCTGTAATCTGTTCTTGCAT